TGTACCCATCGCTTCAGGGTCTGCATCAACAATAAATTTTACTTGCTCTGGCAAAGGCATATCCCACCCATTAAAAGGAGTGCAACATACCATTGCGCTGTAAAGATTGCGTAATATGGCAGGGGTCAATTTCATACAGAGTAAATTTTACCTCTAAATTCAACCTCATCTTCACCCCATACACGCACCATCTCAGGTTGTAATAATTTGTTGCGTTCAAACGTCAACATAACAAATCCGCTATTCCAATCTTTAGGTGTGTCCTCTGTGTAATTAAATTGTGGTCCATTAGGATCAGCCAAAGTTCCTGTTTGCACGCCATAGCGAGTTCCGTTATAGTCATTGTAAGGAATACTTGATAAAACGTGGGTATGGCCAGTAATCATATTGACACCTGAGTTAACAGCATTGTTTCTACCGCCAGTCCAACCACCTTTCCAACGATGTTTAATGCAGGTATCTTCATTAATCCATACAGACCAACATGGCTGCCACAATGGAAAATACTCTTTTAAAGAAGTGCCAGGCACGCCTTCAAAAGCAGGAAGAAAGTTAACCACATTGCTAGTAAAACGCATATCGTGATTCCCAAGCGGCCAGAATAATTTTGCACCTTTGCCTACCTTTTCAATTTCACCTAAATAATGTTGACAAGCCTCAAGTTCTTCTTTGACAGTAGGTAATTTATCAAAATCCATCCTAGGATGCCGACTGATACCGGCGCCATCAAAAGCATCACCATTACAAATAATAGCAGTAGGCTTATATTCTTTAATGCTTTCAATAAGAGCTTTAAAAGCAGTAGTGGTGTTATCAGGCCAAAAATGAGCATCGCTAAAAACAATAACCCTACCTTTTTCAAGATCAAACCCCCTTCTTGTATGCCCTTCAGTTTGTTCTATCTTTTTTGCATTATCAAGACGCATATCATTAAAACTAGGTAATTCAATACCAAGTCTAGTTTCTATTGATCTTCTGCGGTTATAAACAGAACGAATGTTTATTTTATGTTCTTTAGCAAACTTTTGAGGACTTCCAATCTTGTTCCAAGATGCGACCCATTCGTCATCTGTAAGGTAATAACTTGACATTTTTGCCCCTAATTGGTGTAAAGTGTTTAGATACTAACTCGATATTTATTACATTTCAATGACTTATGCTAAAAGAGTTGATGCTAATCATTCGCTTATTGTTAAGACTTTGCGTGATCTTGGTTGCTCTGTGTTCGATACGTCTAGGATTGCTGGGGGTTTTCCCGACTTGGTTGTTGGCAAAAATTCAAAAACAGCTTTGGTCGAAATAAAATCAGGTGAAAAAGCTAAATTTACTGCTGCCCAACAAGCATTTATTTTGAACTGGAGAGGCTCAATAGTATGTCGAATACACGATATTGAGGGCGCAATAAATCTAGTAAAAACACTTGAAAAGTCGTAAAATAGTATTATTATTCGTAGTGTATTAACCCCATCTTAAAGGAAAAATCATGGGAATCATGGATTCAATGAAGGGCACTAAAGGCGCATCAGGTGAAAAGTTACCTAAAGGCGTTAATGCTTCTGATATGTCTGGCGAGCGCAAGCAAAAGCTAATTGGTGGCGTTGCTATGGGCAAAATGGATGCAATGGGTTCACGCCCTTTGAGCCACGCTGGCAACTTTGAAGGCAAACTAGGCGAGTTGAATGACGGCAATATGGGTGAGCGTGAATGTTATTCCCATAAGCGCACTCCACACGCACAAGACGAGAAGTAATAAAACTACAGCCCATAGCTCTCGGTAAAGGGCTACAGGCTGTATAACCACAATAACTAGGTAGAGTTAGCATGGCTAATGTAATTATAACTAAAAATTACCTTCACGAGCTATTTCAGTATCGTGAGGGTAAATTGTATTGGAAAGTTGCTTTAACTGTTGATAAGAAATCAGTTCTTATAGGTTATTTTGGGGATTTAGATTTAGCTGGATTGGTAGCAAAAGAAGCAAGAATCAAACATCACGGGGAGTTTGCAAGACATGAGTAATGAAAGCTATAATTGGAAGCCAATGGCTGATAAGATAATTGTCAAGCCAGATGTTCGTGTTTTAAGCGAAGTCATTATTGTAAAAAATAAAGAAGCGGAGAACATGGGAACAGTTGTTGCTGTAGGGCCTGGCAAGAAATTGTCATCCATAAAACGAGAAGAAATGCCTATTGAAGTAGGTCAAAGAGTTCGTTTTGGCACTATGAATGACGATCCGAAAGAGGAATATTTGAAGTTTACGCCTGTGATTCACAATGGTGAGAAATGTTTAATAATGAGTTGGCAAGACATTTGCTGGTCTGAATAGGGGGAAATATGATTAAATGGATTAAAAGTTTATTTGCAAAAGAAACGCCTAAAGCAGAGTTGCCTTGGCCGTTTCCTGTTGAAGTTGTTGTAAAAAAACCACAGTTGAAAAAAGCAACCACGAGAAAGAAGAAAGAAATGGTTACTAAACCAGGTCTATACGCCAATATCCATGCCAAACAAGAGCGTATCAAGAAAGAAAAAGCAGAAGGCAAACCTGTAGAGAAGATGCGTAAAGCTGGCACTAAAGGTGCGCCTACAGCTAAAGCATTTAAAGAATCTGCAAAAACAGCGAAAAGTAAATAATGCCATTAAAAAAATCAACCAGCGCCAAAGCGTTCAAAGAAAACATTAAGACAGAAGTAAAAGCAGGTAAACCAGTAAAACAAGCTGTGGCGATTGCATACAGCGAAAAAAGAGAAGCAGCTAAGAAAGGCAAAAAGAAATGAGCATTGAACAAAAAGTAATTAATTTCACATTAGATCAGATTAATGAACTATTAACAGAACTAGGCAAATTGCCTTATATCCATTCTGCTCATCTAATCGCAGGTATCAAACAGATTGCTGAACCACAGTTTGCAGCTAATGTTGCAGAAAAACAACAGTCTGAAGATACTCCTAAAGAACCTGATACATCGTTATCATAGTGTTGTAAAAAAACCACATAATCAATAACATGGAAGAAAACACGAATAATTCAAGAGGTGGACAGCCTAGTAACAAAAACCAGAGCAAGAATAAGCCATTTCTAGATGCTATGCGTAGAGCTTTGGCTCAGAATCCACAGAAGATTGCCAGCATTGTTGATAAGGTGCTTGAGAAAGCAGAAGAAGGTGAGTCTTGGGCTGTGAAAGAAGTAGCTGATCGTTTAGACGGCAAAGCAGTCCAAGCAACCACATTTGAAGATGCAGAAGGCAATTCATTGCTACAAGCTATTGAAGTCAGGTTTGTAAAGCCAAGTGTGTGATCTAAGACTAGGGGATTGCTTAGAAGTTATGCACACTATTGCTGATAAATCTATTGATGCAATTATTTGCGATTTACCTTATGGCACTACAGCTTGTAAATGGGATAGCGTAATACCTTTTAAACCGCTTTGGGAGCAATACAAACGGATTATTAAAGACAAAGGCGCAATAGTTTTATTTGCTACTCAACCATTTACATCAAATCTTATAACAAGCAATTTAGAAATGTTTAGGTATGCTTGGGTATGGGATAAAGATTATGGAACAGATTTTCAATTAGCCAAATTAAGGCCAATACGTTGTCATGAAGATATAGCTGTATTTTCTTTATCAAAAACAGCTAATGGTGCTGCAAGTAATATGAATTACTATCCTCAAAAAACCCCTTTAAAAAAACCAGTAAAAAATGGTGGCGCACCTACTACTAAATTATTGCGTGATAATTCTATGAAGCAATTAGATTTAATTTATACAGAAAAATCACCAATGACCGTAATAAAAATGTCGCCAATATTCAACAGTAAAAATACACCAAGACTCCATCCTACTCAAAAACCTGTTGAATTAATGGAATATCTTATAAAAACCTATACAAATCAAGGTGATACTGTGCTTGATAACTGTATGGGTAGTGGCACTACTGGCGTAGCTTGTAAGAATTTAGGGCGTAAATTTATAGGTATTGAACAAGATCCCAATTACTTTGAAATAGCTAAAAAGCGTATAAATGAGTGAAATCACACCAGAAATTCGCCAAGCTGTTAGTGCAGTTGATTTTCCAATCAAGCTACAGATGCTTTTCGATCCATGCAGATATAAGGTTCTTTATGGTGGTCGTGGCGGGGCTAAATCTTGGGGGATTGCTCGTGCTTTACTGGTTATTGGGGTAAAGAAGCCAACTAGGGTGCTATGCGCTCGTGAGTTCCAAAATTCAATAGGTCAATCAGTTCATAAACTGCTATCAGACCAAATCATTTCATTAAAACTAGAATCATTCTATGAGATTACACAGAACTCTATACGAGGCAAAAATGGCACAGAGTTTGCGTTTGTTGGCCTCAAAAACAATATTACGAACATTAAGTCCTATGAGGGTGTGGATATATGCTGGGTCGAAGAAGCGCAGAGTGTATCTAAAACATCATGGAACATTCTTATTCCTACGATCCGTAAAGAGCAGTCAGAAATATGGATATCGTTCAACCCAGAGCTTGAATCAGACGAGACCTATCAAAGATTCGTGGTATCGCCACCAGAAAATTGCAAAGTTGCAAAGATTAATTGGTCAGACAATCCCTGGTTCCCTGATACGCTTAGATTAGAAAAAGATGCTTTATTTAGCAGAGATAGAGAAGCCTATAACACAGTCTGGGAAGGTGTATGCCGTCAGACAGTAGATGGTGCTATATTTGCCAAAGAAATGACAATGGCAGAATTAGACGGAAGGCTAACCAATGTACCTTATGATCCAATTAAACCTGTTCATGCTGTATTTGATTTGGGCTGGGCAGATGCTACTGCTATTTGGTTTGTTCAGTTTATTGCTCAAGAAGTCAGATTAATTCGTTACTACGAAAATAGCCAAGAAACGATAGCGCATTACATTGCCAAGATGCAGTCTTATGGATATGTATATGACACTATTTGGCTGCCACATGATGCAGGCAACAAAACATTAGGATCAAACGGCAAATCTATTGAGGAAATAGTCAGAAACACGGGTTATAACACTAGGGTAATTGAAAGAACGCCTATTGTTGACTCAATCAACGCTGCTCGTATGATGTTTACTAAATGTTGGTTTGATCGTGCTAATACTCATGATGGCTTGCAATGCTTACGGCATTATCGCTACGATGTTGACCCAGACACCAAACAATTTAGTCAAAAGCCATTGCACGATAGCTATTCACATGGAGCGGATGCTTTCCGTTACATTGGATTAATGGTTAATGAACCAAGAAAAGCCCCAAAACAAAAAGCAACTTATAACCTACCTAGCTCATGGATGGGCTAAAATGTGTAGTAAAAATACGACAAATGTCTTAAAATCGGGCAAAGATTAAGGAATCCTTATGGCATACGATAGCGTTGCAGACTCACAATCAGATGGCAGAATTGAAGAAGCCAAGCAGTTTTTAAGGCTTTGCAATGATTCTGATAGCAATAATCGTGCAGAAGCATTAGATGATGTGAGATTTGCAGCAGGCGATCAATGGCCAGTAGATGTGCAAAATAGCCGTGTATTAGAAGCTCGTCCTTGCCTGACAATCAATAAGCTAGATGCTTATGTTCGCCAGGTATGCAATCAACAACGCCAGCAACGCCCACGCATTAAAGTGCATGGCATGAACAATGAATCAGATGCCAAAGTAGCTGAGATCATTACAGGTATTACTCGCCACATTGAAAATCAATCCGATGCCGACCAAGCTTACGACCATGCGTTTGAATATTGCGTGAAGATGGGCTGGGGCTATTGGCGTGTTACAACTGATTACATAAGGGATGATAGCTTTGACCAAGAAATCTACATTAGACGTATTGAAAACCCTTTTAGTGTCTATTTTGATCCTAATTCTGTGCTTCCTGATGGTTCGGATGCTGAGAAATGCCTTGTTACAACAGTTGTCAGTAAAGCCGTGTTCCGCAAGATGTATCCTAATGCAGAACTTGACCAAGGATTCTCATCTAGAGGAACAGGCGATACAGAGAGCGAATGGGTCACTAAGGAAGATATACGCATAGCTGAGTATTTCTATACCGAGCGTGAGAAAGCAATGATTATTCAGCTTTCAGACGGCACAACAGGCTATAGCGATGAAATGCCATCTAAAGAAGTATTGGCTGCCGCTGGTATTACTGTGATTGATAAACGTGATACTTGGCGCAAGAAAATCAAGTGGTGCAAGCTAACCGCTATGCAAATCCTTGAAGAAGGCGAATGGGCTGGTAAATTCATTCCTATCGTTCCTGTATATGGTCAAGAAGTAAGAGTTGACGATAAGCATAAGAAGTTTGGTCTTGTTCGTATGGCTAAAGACCCACAGCGTATGTACAACTATTGGTCTACTGCTCTGACTGAAACTGTAGCTCTTGCGCCTAAAGCTAAGTGGTTGCTCGCAGAAGGTCAAGACGAAGGACATGAGAACGAATGGGCAATGGCTAATATTAAAGCTATGCCTGTATTGCGTTATAAACAGACAGATATTGAGGGAAGACCTGCTCCAGCACCTACAAGATTGCAGCCAGAACCACCACCAGCAGGTGTAATGTCAGCATTGCAAGGCATGAATCAAGACTTACAAGCAGTTGTAGGTATCTTTGATCCTAGTCAGTTGCCACAAGGCAATATGTCAGGCAAAGCATTGCAAGGTCAGCAACAACAAGTGGATATGACCAATTTCCACTATTACGACAATTTAACCCGTTCTATCCGTCATACAGGTCGCATTATTCTTGACTTGATTCCTAAGATTTATGACAGAGAGCGTGTAATGCGCATTATTGGCGATGATGGCAAGCCTGAAATGGTTACTATCAATCAGCAAGGACAAGACGAACAAGGCGTTGCTAAAGTATTAAACGATGTAACAGTCGGAGAATACGATGTAGTAATGGAAACAGGCCCTGGCTACAACTCTAAACGCCAAGAAGCAGTAGATTCAATGGTTCAAATGCTATCTGTTGATCCACAGTTAATGCAACAAGCTGGCGATTTAATCTTCCGTAATATGGATTTCCCTGGCGCAGAAATCATTGCTGATCGATTGGCTGCAGTTAATCCTATGTCACAAATTGACGATAAGTCACCAATTCCACCTCAAGTACAAATGCAATTGGCTAATGCTAAAGCGCAAATGCAACAGCTACAGCAACAAAATCAACAGTTGCAGATGATGATTAAGCAACGCCAAGACATTGAAGGCGTTAAGCAAGATGCTGAAACTAAGCGTGAATTGATGCGTACAACTGCTAAAGCTCACGATACAGAAATGCGTGATGCTACTAAGCAGACCGACACAGTTATAAATAATCAAACTAAGATTGAAATCGAACAACTTAAAGCTCAGTTGGCTTTGGTATTGGCTCACATCAATAAACCAGAAGCAAAGCTTGCAAACGCAGAAGCAGTAGAAAGAGCTATTTAATGTTGTAAAAACGCAACATTTATGATATAAAAGCATTACCTATCTATGGGTTAATAGAAATTAAAAGGAGCTTGAGAAATCATGGCCGAAGCAGAAGTAGTAAGAACAGCATCAAATGTAGTAACAAGTGAAAATTTAGCTGATTTCCATGCTGAAAAATTAGGTTTAGCTAGTGACGAAGCTTCTGTTGAGGCTGATCCAGTTGAGGAAACTCCTGAATCAGAGCCAGCAGTTAAAGCTAAAACTGAGAGTGAACCAGAGGCAGAAGAAGAAGCGGAAGTAACAGACAAGCCTAAACAAAATCCTAAAGTTCGTATGCGTTTTGAACAAGTTTCGAAAGAGCTTGCAAAAGAACGTGAATCTAAAGCTTTATTAGAAGCAAAGATTCAAGAATTAGAAGGTAGGCAAGCCCCACAAGCACCCATTCAAGAAGTTGATGTATTGGGTGAAAAACCCCAAGCCAGTCAATTTCAAGATGCCTTCGAATATGCAGAAGCATTGGCTGAATGGAGCGCAGAAAAGGCGTTAGTAGAGCGTGATAAAGCAGAACAACAACGCAAACTTGACGAGCAAAGAAAC